AACAAACATTTCGACAGCCTACGATACGATTATATTTATAATGACGGTATGGTGTGCAATTATATGCGAGAAGATGATGTCTTATCGCCTGACACAGAGCTTATCGCAGAATATCCAACTTGGCAAGAAGCTGTAAACAGTAAAGAATTTAAGGGAGAATGAAGAATGATTAACATACAAGACATTATACCATTTATGAAAGATGGCTGGGTAGCTATGGATAAAAATGGTGATTGGCATTGGTTTATTCGCAAGCCTTATATATCAGCTCAAAAAGGGACTATTGTTTGGTCTATGCGAAAGTCATCGCCGTATAATGTTAAAAGTTTGATGTTTATGGAAGTCGCTCCTGTTGATGACTGGACTAAATCTTTAATAAAGGTAGGTGGAAAATGAAAATTAGAAAGTGCTGTGAAAATTGTAAACATTATGAGTGTTGGGATGAAGAAGATGGTGATTACGGTTGCGAATTGGCTTTTGAAAAAAAAGATATTGCAGATTATTGGAATAGCTATGAAAAAAATGACTGTAAACATTATGAAACAAATATGGATAAATTAGCAGAAGTTTATGTGATTGACGAGGAGTTAAAAGATGACTAACTTAACCGAGCAATTAAAGAAAGGCAAACTTAAATTAGGGGAACATTATTATTACACAACAATATTTTCTCCAACTGTTCATATTCAAAATTTTACCAGAGATGTAATAAGTTTTCAAGATTTCAAAGAAACTGTCGCCGAAGTCCTCGCACCAGTGCCTAGTTATGAGGAATATCAATCACTTTTATCCGACCAATTAGCAAAGAACGAGGGTGTTGAGATTAACAACGAACTTGAAGAACGCTTAAAAAAGACACAAAAGCTAGAATTGGATTTAAGGAGAGAAAATCGAAACCTTAAAAAATGGTGTGAAGAATTTAATGCCCTAGATGTAGCAAAGGAAAACGCACATTTAAAGGAACTGCTTAAAGAGTGCCAAAACAAATTGGTATGCTATAAGCCGTACGATAAAGCCCAGTTGTTAAAAAAGATAGACCAAGTGTTAGGAGAAAATACAGATGAGATTTGAACAAGCACTACAAGCTATGAGAGAGGGTAAAAAGGTTAAACTCGCAGATTATAATACCCGTTATTGTATAGTGTATGGAAGTATATGGGAAGAATCTATAAATCCATCAGGAAACGTTTATTACGCTGGTGGAATTGCAAATTTAAGCTGCTATAAGATTCTAGCAGAAGATTGGGAGATAGTAGAAGATGAGTGCGTATGATTATATGGACAAAGACGTTCTTATATACACTCTTTATGAACGGGATAGAGAGATTGAACGCTTGAAAGAAGATTTAAGACGAGAGATAAGAAAACAAGATGATTTAAAAGAGGAAATAACGAGATTAAAACCTTATGAACAGCGAGCAAAAATATCTTATGACAACTGGGTAACAAATGAAGAAAGGGATGTTTATGAGTAAAGAGAGAATAACCTGCCGGACACATTGTATCTATTGGAACAGAGATGATAAGGACTGCGAACTATACGGAGAAAATCACCCTTGTCCTAGACAATGTTCTGACTTCTTTAATCAACTTGTTAAGGAAAATAACAGACTTCGGAAACAGTTAAAGATAGCTACAGAGGATTTATTTGTAATTTGTAATAATCCAAGTCCTACGTTTAATAGAATCACCTACGCAAGAAATTCTTTAACGGCTATAAGGAGTGTGAAATGAGTTGTATTAGAGAACACGAGCCAACATTTGAAGAAGAATATAAAAGCGCACTTGAATATAAAAAATGGGTTGAAAATGAATTATCTAACGCAAAAGGATATTGGTATAAATTACAGATGAAAAAAGAACTTAAAAAAACAAAAGAATGGATAGAGCAACTGTTTGAAACGGAGAATAAGAAATGATATATATATTTAGATTTATTTACAGTTTTTTTGTAGGAGTATTTGTTATGCTAACAATAGACTACTTTGACATAAACAAAGTTGGTTGCTTTGTTTTAGGTATGTTATGTTGTTGCATAACCGAGAGAATTGCTTGGTATTGCGCTGAAAAGAAAGAGAGAGGTAGAAGATGAGCCACAATCCTAAATACATAGGTTGGTTTTCTTGCGGAGTTACTTCTGCCGTTGCTTGTAAAATAGCCATAGACGAGGGAAAAGATATTGATTTATGGTATCTTGAAACAGGAGGAGAACACGAAGATAACAAAAGGTTTATCGCTGATTGTGAGAGTTGGTATGGAAGAAAAATCAACATAGCAAGAAGTCCAAAGTTTTCTTGTCCGCTTGATGTCGCAAGAAAAGAGCTGTTTAATACCCCTTATGGTGCGCCCTGCGCGAAGTATCTTAAAAAAGAGGTTAGGCAAAAACAGATTATGCCTTTATACCCTGATGATACAATCCACGTTTTAGGGTTTGAATATACTAAACACGAAGTCAACCGAGCTTTACGTTGGAAAGAACAACAAACACCAAACTGCTACTTTCCGTTGATAGAGCATAGATTAAACAAGCAGGACTGCCTTAAAAAGCTAAAAGCCGTTTGCATTGAAATACCTATGATGTACAAGTTAGGCTATCATAACAATAATTGTATTGGCTGTTTTAAGGCAGGAAAAGGCTATTGGAATAAAATAAGGGTAGACTTCCCCGAAGTGTTTAATGCCACGTCAGAGGTAGAAATATCCACCAAGCACACAGTATTAAAAGAAAACGGACAACCTTTATATCTGAAAGACTTAAAACCTGATGAGGGTTATCACACCGACTTAGATATACCCGAATGTGGTCTATTTTGTGATATGGTTATGCAGGGTTTACCAGTAAAAGAGATTGAACAAGCGAGAGAGGAGTTATTAAATGTCAACAAATCCTAACACAGTAAAATCACAAGATGATTTACCCACCACTAATGACGGAAAGCGGTCAAGTGATGTCCTAGTAGAAGCTATTTCCAAATTGGAAACAACCACAAAAGAAAATGAACTTTTTAAAGAAATCATAAAAGATGAGATGATTAAAAATGGTGAAAGACTTGAGGAAATTGAGCGTTTGCAGAAACAGTTGGATATAGCGGTTAAGTGTTTAAAACAATATGCTGATAAAGATAATTGGTATAATACATATAAACCTAATACTCTTGATGAGTGTCCGATTGCTTCTAAGGAAAGATGGAAAAAAGAGTATGGTTATAAGCAAGCCGAGAAAGCACTCAAAAAAATAGAGGAGTTGAACAAATGACAAGATATATGATTACAAGCACTAAATCTATTTGTCAGTTTCCGTCTTTTGTAGAAGTGCCTGCGTTTACAGTTGAATATATTGATTTAAACGGCGAACCAACGGCGCAAGCATTTGAAGAATTAAGAAAAAGATATGAAAAAGATGGTTTACAAATAATCGCTTTTTCAAGGATAGGAGAAGTAAATGATAGCACAAATTTATGTTAAATCCACCGAAGATTATACGAGTATGCTCGTATGTAACGACAAGGGCAATATTTACTTTCAAGACGTACTTGATGTTCCAGAAATAACCGGCATACAGAGATGTGTTTCTTTTGTTAAGCATCAACTGGATGCCGATACAACCGAGATTTACCCCGACAAGCTAGGCAAAGAGGTGTTGGATGATACATATATCCACTTCTGCAATATCAATACTGTATGGGGAGAAAACCCTTGCGAAAAGGCAAAGAAACAATGTGCATCCAATTTAGCAGTAAAGCTACGTTGGTTAAATACAAATGGGCGGTCTGACCGATAATGGTACAACTTAAAGATTCAAAAACTAACCGCCCACCTTTTTAAACTTGACACTTGGAGAAAATAATGCTTTTAAATCAGAAACAAGCGTGTGGATACTTAAATATAGGAAGATACTTATTTGAATCGGCTGTAAATAAGGGGTTAATTCCATTTATTTGCCCATCCAAGCGCAGATTATTTAATACAGAGGACTTGGACAGGTGGCAAAGAAACACACAGAACCTTATAGATTATACCAATACAGAGGAGTTTGGTACGCCTATATCCATTTCGTTCGCTCCGATGGACAAACCTACCACTATCGTGGAACTCTTGGCACAAGAGAAAGAGCGGTTGCGGAAAGAAAAGTTATTGAAAAAATCAACCAATGCTACCAAGACAACCCCACACCTACAACAAGCATAACTCTTGAAAAGGCTTGTGTCTTATTTTATGACCGACACGGCAAATACTTATCTCGACCTTTAGAAGTCTTGCAAAGACTTAATAATTTAAAACAACACCTTAATATTAAGAACTTATCCGAAATTTCAAATATAGCTATTTCTCAAATGGTGGATACACGAAAGCACGAAGTCGCTAATGCCACCGTAAACCGAGAATTAATGCTTTTATCATCTTTATTAAATAAAATGGAGCTTTGGGGATATAACGTACCAAGAATAAAAATATCCCGATTCAAACTTAAAGAAAAAGCCGAAAATGTAAAATACCTTGATAGTTGGGAAACAGCACAAAAGATTATCGATAATTCTGCCCCTCACTTAAAGCCTATCATTTACACGGCATTATATACCGGATTAAGGCGATCAAATCTCTTAAACTTAAAATGGGAAGAATTGGACTTCAAAAACAACCTTATAAATATAAAGGTAAAGGATAGAACAAAAGACGGCGGTAAAAACTTATCAATCCCGATAATAGACAAGCTTAAAACAATTCTTCAATCTCAACCAAAGGTTTGTGAGTATGTTTTTACTTTTGGTGGAAAACATATAACAGATATAAAAAGATCGTGGCACACAGCACTAAAAAAAGCCGGACTGCCTTATACTAATTTTCACACATTAAGACATACGGCTGCCACTTGGATATTAAAAAAGACAGGAAACTTAAAGCTTACACAACAGATTTTAGGCCATTCGGATATAAAGACCACCACAAAATATGCTCACGTTTTGGATGATGAAAAACGGCAAGCATTAATGTCTGTTTTTGAGTAAAGTTGTAACAAAGTTGTAAAATTCTTAAAGATGTAGCATAAAAACATAAGCAAAACAAACACTTATAAACCTAGATAACCTCTTTCGTAATGCGTGGGTCGGTGGTTCAAGTCCACTAAACGGCACCATTTCAAAGCCTTGTTTTTACAAGGTTTTTTTATTATCTAATCCAAAATATCAGAAATCAAAGTTGTAACAAAAATGCTAAAAAATGCTGAAAATTGTCGAGTCGTTTTATAGAAGCTGTAACAAAAGTGTAGCAAAGTTGTAACACGCTAATCACGAGTTTTTTCCAATTCTTTCTTGGCAATATCCATTAAAACTTTTCTTCTGATTAACTCTGATATTCCCTCGTTAATAACGTTATGCGGTGTATATTCTGGGAAGTCTTTAATTATTTTTTGAACAAAAGGCACAAACTTATCACTTATTTCGTAGCCGACCACTTCTCTCGTATATGGGTTATACGCTCCGATATACTTGCCGGCATAACAAATGTAGATATGCTTATACTTCAATTCTGTTCCAATCTTATCTTTAAACATCAAATGCGCCCACCTTTTACGGCAAGCGCACCAAGTTAAAAAAGCTTGCCTCATACAAGACATTATTATTATAGCAGAATCTCACCGAAAGTCAATTAACTGGGGGTTATGTGGAAAAATTTATCTCCCCTTGTCTTTTAATCCCCACACTCGACAATAACTGTCGTGGTAATCTTTCACTTCCGGCAAATCTTTGTAAATTTCTTCTACTGGGATATTGCTTACCGGATGCCACACAACAAGCGAATTCCATTCTTCTTTTGGAAAAAGCAATTTTTCCTCACGATTTTGTGATTTTTTCTCATAATCTGTAAGTTTTTTACCGATTTCGCTGTTTTTTTCATTGATCATCTATATTTTACCTTGTACTCATTTAAACACTTCGCCATATCAAGAGGGGTTTTTATTTCATCAATGCACGTTATCGGCTCACGCTCGACTTCTACATACTTAATTTGAGGACTGCAACCGCAGAATAACAGGAGAATTACCAATAGGAAAGTTCCAATCAAAAGTAGATTTATCATTTTTGACTTCTTCCTCGAGTTCTCTGTTTTTCCGGCTGATTTCCAATTTGTCCTCATAGTCTTTTCTCCTTGCTTTTATTAAAACATCATTGTTTGCTTCGCTGTTTTTCCATAGCTCACAGTATGAGTTTGCTCTTTGATTATAGTAGTATGCCAAAAAGCCAAATACCACACTACAGACTAAAAAAAACGTCAAAAGATAACGCATAGCACGATTCCCATATAAAGTCCATATAACCACTCTGCCCAACGCCAACCGCATTTGCCGTCATCTATAATATATTTACAAACAAGACCACCAAGCCAATAGACGGTTCCCATAGCAAGACCGGTGAACATATACGGTATATTCTGCATTGCCAAGCCGATAGTGAAACTCATTATACCGCCACGCAGGGATAAACCTAACCACCCGAATAATACCGGAAAGTCGGTTAATTTCCATTCAATTTTCGGTATATGAATTGTCCACTTCCAAATCTTTATATCACGAGAATTAATCGTAACCTTAATACTGTCAACAATATCATCTACCAAGTCGCAATCAGACCGTTCCGATGGCTTGCTTCCACAGAGTAAGCACCCGACATACTCACCCCATCCGTATTCTTGGTAAGCCACAAGAGTTGCAATAGAAACAACCGCCCAAACGTTCCAACTAAAACTTGTGAGGTAACAAAATGCTCCGGAATAGAACAAAGCAAACCATATCTTATTTAACGGTATCTTGTGTCCTTTAATTTTCAAACCACCACGCACACGCCATAAAAGGCTTGAAAGCAAACAAATCAATACATTACTCATCTATTTTTACTCCTGTCTTATCTTCAAGTTTAGTTTTGGTGAATTGTGTCAGAACCTTAAAGACCACGTTTCCAGTTGCCTTATAGCAGTTCTCAAATATAGAATAGAGTTCAATACCGCAGATTATCGTAGCACCGATTTTAGATAAACCGCAGTCTACCAACGTGATTAAATACTTATCGAACCCCTCAAGAAGTACGATTGTGCATCCGTACATCAAAAACTTAATAACTGTCCTTTGCATTTTATGAGAGGTTATCTTTTCCCCTTTGCAATAAGCCGCATATATTCCTGTTGCCATATCTACAACAATAAAAATCAGCATCCACAATATTGTCACATAGATAGGCTCAAAAAAAGACAGTAATACACCCAAAAGATAGCTCCATGCCCTATCAATATCAAAATATTTCATATTTCCCAAACCCCCGTCTTTATCAATTTAGCAATTCTCTCGGCTCTTTTCGGTGTCTGCCTATGATAGGCGGAATCCAAGCATTGCTTATAAGCTTCCTCATAGTTCTTAACTCTAATGGCTTCGAGCATCTTCTTGAATTTGCTCAATCCCTCGTATCCGAGTTGAAAGCACATATCTAAAAGTGCATATCGTCTTTCACTGTCAAGATAATACCAAAAGCCTAGCTTACGCAAATCCTTGAAACAAATCTCCATATCGTTGCGGAGTATCATATAAGCCATATTTTTGGTAATGCCTTTTTTCCAATCGCCGATAGCTTTCTTTTCCTCTTCGGTAAATGGCCGAGCTTCAACATTGTGTCCTATGCCTATGGTTAGCTTTCCTTGACTACAGTAATATGGCATACTCCTAAAACCCTCGTGAAATTCAAGACGTTGTTCCCAATTCATTCCCCTACTCCTTTATTTTTATACAGTATGTGCCGGCATGGCAACAGAACCTACCCAAGGGCAGATTATATCGTGTTACTCCTACTTGATGAGAGTAGAGCCTTGCCACCTGATGTTATATATACCTTGCCTTGTGCGTTAGTCTGTACTTTCGTCATACTTCCATTCCTCAAAGTTTAACGGATTTTGTT